TTCAAAATTGATGAAAGTGAGACAAGTTATTGCAAATGAAAAGGTTGACTCTACTATTGAACTCGCTCAAAACATTATTGACCAAGACAAAAAAGTTATCATCTTTACTAATTTCACCGAAACTTTAAATAAAATTAAAGACCATTTTGGTAAACAAGCGGTATTTTTAGACGGAAGTTGTACTAAACCACAAAGACAATACGCGGTTGACCAATTTCAAGAAAATGAAAAAATTAAAGTTTTTGTTGGTAATTTAAAAGCTGCAGGTGTTGGTATTACTTTAACCGCAGCGGAAGCCGTTATCATGAATGATTTATCATTTGTTCCGTCTGACCACTCACAAGCGGAAGACAGGTCTTACAGATATGGTCAAAAATCTAATGTTTCAGTCTATTACCCTATATTTGAAAACACAATTGAAGGTATTATTTACGACATGTTAAAAAACAAGAAAAATGTGTTTGAAACGGTTATGGGGGACAATTTAAATAAATCAGATATAATAGAAGAAATGATGAATAAAATTAATACACTAAGATAATTCAAAGTTTTAGATTATTTATAGTATATTAATTTTAGCCATATGAACAAATTAGAAGAAAGAGTTCATTTACTTAACGAACAAATACTCTTACAAGAAAAAAATCAGGACAAATTACTTTTTCTAAATGAGATGAAGAAAATAGGGATTGAAAAGTTACCCTACTCTTATTCGTCATTGAAACAATTTATTGATTCCGAAACAATGTCTTACCATTACAACAAACACTATAAAGGGTATGTTGATAAACTTAACAAGGCACTATCAAAAAAAGATTACGGTGATTTAGAATTAGAAGAAATAATTAAATCCATTAGTAAATTTAATACAACAATAAGAAATAATGCTGGAGGAGCTTTTAACCACGCATTATTTTGGAAGATGTTAAGCCCAAAAAAACAAACTCCCAAAGGTGAGTTACTTAAAAAAATCAAATCTGAATTTGGTAGTTTTAACGAATTTAAAACCCAATTTGAGGAGGTTGCAAAAGAAAGATTTGGTTCGGGATGGGTTTGGTTAGTTTTAACCAAAAAAAATCAATTAAAAATTATGTCAACACCTAATCAAGATAATCCACTTATGAATGTAATCAAAAGTGGGGGATATCCTATATTAGGTTTGGATTTATGGGAACACGCTTATTATCTAAAATACAAGAATAAAAGGGATGAATACATCTCTAACTTTTGGAGATGTGTAAATTGGGAATTTGTAGATGAATTATTTTCTTTACGAACTAAAAGAAAATTAAACGAGTCTATGAAAATAAAACAAGTTTTGAATGAGGGTATTTCTGAAAGATGTTCAAAAGAGGAGAATGAGTCGATACGTTTTATTTTTAACATAAATCCAAAAGTTAAACAAATTTTTAGATTTAAAATTGACAGTATTCTTAAAGATGTTTTTAAAGAACATTATTATGAAAAAGGTGAATATGGTGAAAATGAATCTTCAGGTATCTATGATTTAGAATCCGATGGAAGGTCAGTTATAAATAAATTAAACACAAATTACACTTGTTTTTGTATTTTATTAAATGATGTTAATAAAGTATTATCTCGTGAAAATTTACCCAAAATTAATTTAATTGGTCAACCTCCATTTGCTCAAATTAGTGAGACTAGAAAATTTGTTAATGTTTTGGACAAATACAAAAATAGGATTTTTGATGTTAACTCAGCAACGTTTTCTAACATAATGTCTACACTAACTAAAACAAATCAAATTGGTGATAAGACTGAAAACTCAACCGTTAATATATTGAAGAAAAAATTTGGTGATGAGAATGTCATTCAAATTGGTAAATTAGGAAGTACTGAAGATATGGTTGGTGGAGTGGACTGTGAAATAGTTATTGATTCTGAGACCAAAACCGCACAAATTAAACCTTATTCTAGTATCAAAAAATCCGATAACAAATATGTAATATACGGAACAGGACAAGTTAAACCTTACAAAACAGATTTTTTAATTTTTACTAAAGGTAATAAAGAAGTTTTAGTATTTAAAAATGAATCCACTAAAATAGTTAATGGTAATTTTGTTTTACCTGTAGATAATTTAATTTATCAACTGAATTGATATTTATATAATAAAAAAGAACATGGCAATTATCGCAGAACCAGAAAGAAGTCAACTATACACAAGACTTAGACATGTGTTAGGTGCTCCTCTAAGGAGTGTTGAATTAGAAGATGAAATGTTAGATTCTCTATTGGAAATTGCAATTGAGGACTACTCTCAGTACGTCCAAGATTGGTTGATAGAATCTCAATGGACTGCTCTTTATAACTTAAATTTAGATACTCAATCCTTAGCTAAGGCGTTTATAACTAAAAGTTTAGATTATGAACAAAGATATACATATGCGTATTCTAAAATAGTAGGTCTTCAGACTAATGGAGATTCTGTTCTTAAAAAAGATTATATACAATTAGTAAGAGGTCAACAAATTTATGAAATACCTGCAGGAAGAGAACTTAACGAATTGTTATGGTTTACACCAAATGCGTTAAATAATGTTTTATTCGACCCTTGGTCTTTTGGAGCTTTGGGTGGAGCTGGTTTTGGAGGACCTGCGGGTTATTCCCAAATGGGTGCTATTGGTTCGTACTTTATGATGCCAGGTTTTGATATGTTGTTAAGAATGCAAGATATCAATATTAAAAGAAGAATTATCGGGGGTGATTTAACTTATAGAATGACCGCACTTCCTGATGGTAAAAAAGCAATCCATTTAATGAACGTTCCTGGAGGTAAATTTGACTTCGGTAATGCTAGTTTAATGAATGGTAGAGTGTGGTATTGGTATTATGAAGCGGAAGGTTCTGATAGAGATAAATGTTTAAAAGATAACCCTGATATAATTAGACTCCCATCTGATGTACCTTTTGAAAAAATAAATTGGGTGGACTTAAACAACCCCGCACAAATATGGGTTAGGAGATATTTTTATGCAAGTGCTAAAGAAACTTTATCTAAAGTTAGAGGTAAGTTTAGTGGTAATATTAAAACACCTGATTCTGAATTAACTATGGATTACCAATCTTTAGCAACTGAAGGTAAAGATGAAAAAACTAAATTAGTTGAGGAATTGATTGGTGCTGAGGGTAGACTTACAAGATTAAAACCTGAAAAAGTTATGGAGAGGGAGGCGTTATTAGCGGAAAATCTTAACAAACAAAAAAGATTTACTGCAATGCCAAGACAAATTTACGTTATTTAATATGAAATCTACATTAGTAAGAAAAAAAATTGGTGATAAAGTTTATAAAGAAATCACCCAAGAAAGAAAAATTAAAATAATAACTGACAGTACTTACACTACAGATGGGGAATCGATTTTAATTATAAAAGATTCCCCCATTTGTAATTTATTTTTAGACAGTACCACAACAACATCTATTAAAATTAAAGCCATGACCAAGGTTTCAATAAGACCTAAAAGTTCGACAATTGACGAATTTTATGATGAGGTCGTTATTGAAAGAGGTGCGTGTGTTGAGTTGGAGTTTGTTGAGAACACTTGGTATATCTTGTCTTCTGATGGTTTGAAGTTAAACTAATTCTTCCCACCCATCTAAAGCAAGTTCATACATGTAATTAGGGTCTACACCTCTTTTTTCCCAATATTTTAATTCAGGCTCACTAACATCCAAAACATCTTCTTTTAATCTATCTTGGTCTTTTTCTTCAAAAGGATGTCCGTTAATTAATTCACATTGTTCTTTTGTATAGAAACCTCTATCTTCAGGTTTTGTAACTAATAATCCGTCTCTAACATCTTGTTTAAAAACTACCAACAAAGGTTCAATTCTTTTGTTAAACGTAGTAACCGCTCTTGCCACATTATATTCTCCTGTTAATTCAGGATTTTCCTCTAAACTTTTAGATTCTAACATGTAACAATTAATTTGTATTTCACTTACAGGTGGTGGAGGGTTTTTACCGTAGGTTGATATATATTGTTCTGTTTGTTTTTTAGTTAACTTCTTTGTTATTTTTTGTACATCACCATCAGAAGCCTTTGTACCGTTATTAACATAGAATATTACATCACCCAAATTAACATTTAAACTATGTTTAATAGCAAGTTCCATGTGCGCCATTCTTGACATATCACCACCAGCCTTAGTCTTTTGTTTTGTTCTTTTTATGTAATCCTCGATAGATAGTTTAACTTTTGCTCTTTGAGCAATTTTCATAAGCGGAATTTGTTTGTTATAAATCTTTGTAAGATACTCATAATACCACTCGACAAAGTCCTGACCTTTACCTTCCAATAAAAGTTTGACCCCTTTATCTAAGAAATCTTCGATATAAAGAGGTAGTTTTTTAGACTTAATAGTGTTACCCGTTAATTTAATTTTACCATTTGCCTCCATAACCGCATAATTCTTACGGGCTAAGTTTATACAAGAAGGCCAAGTACCATCAGTATCTAAAGCCATTTCACCCCTCATGAATGTGTCGTTAAATTCTGCAACGTCTGCGTCGTCACCAACGTACTCTTTATCTTTTTTAACTTTCCAGTTAAGACCTTTTCCAATATATCTGTGATTCTCCCACCCGTCAGGTTTTGAAAAGTTTACACCGTCAGTATCCATCACAAGCGGGGTATATCCTTTTTTCATGAAGAATTTAATCATCATACGAAGATATTGTCTTCCTGTACAGGTAATCTGTTCCCCCATATACATGTCTCCCCAAGCAAATACCTGTGGAGCGGATAACGCACCGAACATCGAGTTAATAAAAATCTTAATCGGTAATTGTTTTCTATCGTAAGACAAAGATTTCTTTTTATCCTTATCATACCATTCACCCGCCAAATTTTTATATTTGATACGAGTGTTACGGAAATAAGATAACATTCCTTTCATTGCTCCTGTAATGTCACATTCGGGGAATACATCATGTACAAGTTGTATTGACGGATAAAGTGATGAGTAGTCAAGTTTTAATACATTTCTTGAATATCCTACTTTTAATAATCTTGACAACCCACCAACAAATTCAGTTTTTTCTTGTTTTTCAGGTATCGCTAAATTGTATTTATAACTCCACGCTAACATCAACATTTTCCATAATGTTGCAGTGCCCATGGTCGATACTCGTTCATATGTTGTTGGTACCATAGAAGCCAATAGAAATGTACCCTGATTAAATTCATCATCGACTAATAAAGTTTCTTCTAAGTCATCGTCAAGATATCTTTCTACAATATCGTCACCTGTTGTTTTAATATATGTTCCAGGAAATCTTTGGTCTAAATTATCAAATTTAGGGTTATCTGCTCTTTTATACTTTCCGTTAGTAACATTTAACCAATACTCTTCTTTTTTTGCATACATAGAACCAATCTTATCGTGGTCTATGTAAATTCGGTCAGCATCTTCTGCATTAATATATTGAGTTATGTATTTAAGACCTGCGGATTTGATACTTGAGTTAATCGCCTGAGCTCTTCTAACTGAGTGAAGAATGTCAATAACGTTATAACCCCACATACCAATTTGATTATATCTCTCTACTTCATTAGCTAGTTTAAGTAAACTTTCACTTTGTTTGATAGGGATATTTGGGTTTAATGTTCTACATATTTTTTTGATGTCTAAGTTAAGTGCTTTACATCTTTCAAATATCCAAAACCAGTCGAAGTTAAAAGAGTTATAACCCCCAATAATTGAAGGTTTTAATTCGTTTAAGGTATTAAAAAATTCTACTAATCCAGCTCTTTCTTGGTCTTCAGTTGCACATTCAATGACTTTTTTGTATCCCTTGTTGTTTTTAATTCCAATCATGAAAATTCTACCGTCTTTAGGTTCTAAAGAGGTAGTCTCCAAGTCGAATACAAATCTTGTAATATCGTTATATTCTTCAAAACCCTTAAATAACCTTTTTTCTCTTTGAATTAAATATTGTTCTACAGGTGGTAAAATTAATACTTTATCTTTTGTTCTTTCCCCCCAAGGGTCAACTCCTCCTTCTTTAAAAAACTGAATGAGTGAGCGATACCCTTTTAATGATTTAACCATAAACTTTAAACCATTCTCCAATCGTTGATTGTCACCTGTTTCAAGCTTTTCAATCATTATACCATGTTTGGACATGGCTTCTTTTTGTAAACCTTTTGATGATTGGTAAAAATTTAAACCACGTAAATCACCTACCCATGCAAATGGGGTGAACGTATCTTTTCTAATTTCCTTACCTTTTTCTGGGATTTCTTTTATCTTGTAGATTGAATCTGATGCGTAATCGAATTCTATTGCTACTATATACTCTTCAGGGTCATCTCCGTGTAGAAACGACTCAATTTCTTTTTGGTCAATCATAATCTATATTTAAAGTGGTTCATTTGCTCTCAACATCGTTGAGATTTACCTTATGACAATAAATATAAATTATTTTTGTTGTAAAATCAAATCAATTGTAGACTCTTATTTCTATCGTTTATTGTTTGTCCTGATAAACTATCTATTATATATTTTGTTGCCATAAAATTATGCCGTTATATTTGTTATGTTTAATGCGTCAGATGAGTCGTAATAACTTAACCTTAGTGTTCCGTCACTTCTTCTGAAGATTTCACAATTGTAATCCGCATATACATGAGTAGATAATGAGAAGTCTGTGGATTGAACTATGTATTTTATTGTGTTCCATTGGAAATCATTTACAATGGTGTTTTGATAGAAGATATCCCCAATGGTGTTGGATTGGAAGATATCCCCAATGGTGTTGGTGTTGAAGTTATCCCCAATGGTGTTGCCTTGGAAGATATCCCCAATGGTGTTGGATTGGAAGTTATCCCCAATGGTGTTGGATTGGAAGTTATCCCCAATGGTGTTAGCACCGAAGCCATACCCAATGGTGTTGCCTTGGAAGTTATCCCCAATGGTGTTGGTTTGAAAGTTAATCCCAATGGTGTTGGTGTTGAAGTTATCCCCAATGGTGTTGTATTGGAAGAAATCTCCAATGGTGTTGTATTGGAAGTTATCCCCAATGGTGTTGTTAACGCCCGACCCAATGTTGTTTTGATAGAAGTTACCCCCAATGGTGTTGGATTGAAAGTTAATCCCAATGGTGTTGTATTGGAAGTCATTCCCAATGGTGTTGGATTGGAAGATATCCCCAATGGTGTTGGATTGGAAGTTATTCCCAATGGGGTTGGATTGGAAGTTATCCCCAATGGTGTTGTATTGGAAGTTATCCCCAATGGTGTTGTTAACGAAGTCATTCCCAATGTTGTTTTGATAGAAGTTACCCCCAATGTTGTTTTGATAGAAGTTACCCCCAATGGTGTTGTATTGGAAGTCATTCCCAATGGGGTTGGATTGGAAGTTATCTCCAATGGCGTTGAAGTTGAATCCATCACAAGTATTAGATGAAAAATTGTTTCCAATTCTATTACCACTAAAATTATTTGTCCCAATAGTTAAATTGGTTCCAATAGTATTATTTCCAAAAACGTGTCCAATATTATTTTCGTAAAATTGTGAATATATGGTGTTATTATTATATCCGTTCCCGATTAAATTACGATAAAATTGTGAATAACTTTCATTACCATTATATCCATTACCAATATCGTTATTATAGAAGTCATTATAAATTTTATTATTATTAAACTGATTTCCTATTTCATTATTTTGAAAATCCCCGTTAGTGTAAACATTATCTCTAAAGTCATTTCCGATATTATTCCTATAAAAGGACCCACCAAGTAAAATATTAAACTCAAAATCACTACCAATTCGATTATTATTAAAATTTGACGTAATATAATTATTATTAAAGTTTTCCCCAATTATATTACCATCAAAATCATCATTTGTTGAGTTGTTATAAAAACTATCACCTATTTGATTATTATCACAATCATCATTAAATGTGTTATTATAAGAACCATTACCAATGGTATTGTTTCTAATTGCACCGTCAAGAAAAACATTGTTTGCCAAAAGAAAATCTCCTGTACCTTGTTCGATAAATAAATTGGCTTGGTTACCAATATAGTTGTTAACCGCACCATCAATAGCATCACCAAATGTTGTGTATTCAAAAACTTGGTCTTGCCTTACATTAGGTTGGTAATAACTCATTATACCATCATCATTTCCAAAATAATAAGGTGAATTACTGGTTTCATTTATTGTTACACCTGATATGATAGCCAAAGAATCACTCACAACAGATATAACTTCAAAAAATGAGGGATTTAAATTTTGTATCGAAACAATCGACCCTGAACCAAAATTTGAGTTAAATGTTGTACCAGTATCACCATATAATACACCAGTTGTCCCTGTTAAACCACTTATTCCAACAAGACCACCTAATGGACTATTTTCTTCATATGAATACCCACGATATCTTTTAAATAAAATACTTCTGTTATCATAATCAGTTCTATTATTAAAGTTATCAATTCTTTCGGTAATTCTACCTTTTGCAAAACTATTCGTTATTTCAGTATTATTCCAAGTTATATCATATGATATTTTATCTTGTGGGTGTAATGTTGAGTATACCGTAGGTGAGAATCCTGTTGTGGATACCGCCAATAATAAAATTGGTTCTGTTGTTCCTGTTTTATAGTTACCCGTTGTAATAGGGGTTTTAGTATTATCGTAGTTTGGTTGGTCATAACAAGTTTGAAAATCGGTAATTAAATAATATCCACCAGGTACTAAAGTTCCTCCTGTATATAATGAATATAATTCATCGTAAGTTACTACTTCATAAGTTCCACCACCTGTTGATAGACCTGAATAAGGAATATGAAAAGTAAACCCACTTTGTTCAATAGCAAATAATGAATTACTTGTTATACCTGTTGAAAGTGATAATTGACCTATTGTTTTTCCTGAAAGTATCATTTTTTTGTTTTTTATATAAATATTATATTTTGTTTATTAATTAAGTTAACAAGAACCTGAAAATGTTAATGGGAACTGACAATCAAACGCGATAGTCCCTCCAGGACCTGTACCAACATATGTGTAAGTTCCGTCTGAAAATATTAAACCGACAACACTTGTTGACCCGTTAAAATCAGTTATAGTATCATTAAGTTGTATTTGTAAAGTTTCTGGTGTTTGTATTAGTTGTAGTGAATTCGAATTTATTGATGTGGCGCCATTCCACAATGATGGGACTACAATGTTTCTAACACAATTAGGTGTTAATGTTGGGGTCGGTGTTGGGGTCGGTGTTGAAGAGATTGGGATAGTCGTATAAGATGGTGCTAAATTTGCTCCTAAATCAATTGAAACTGAAACAGTGGTTGTTTGTGAAAAAGGTGAATCAAAAGAACCACCAAAAATATTCCACCCTAAGAATTGATATCCTGGTTGTGGAACTGATTGAATACTATAAGACTGATTTTTATTTATTGTAAGTGTAGTGTCTGTTGTATAAGTAACCCCATCGAAAATTATTGATTGTCCTCCATTTATAGTTTGTATATATAAAGTTAATTCCGCTTGAGGTGTTGTTGAGGATGTTGGTGTTATTGTTGGTGTTGGTGATGGAGTCTCAGTATTTGTTGGTGTTGGTGTTGGTGTTGGAGTCTCAGTATTTGTTGGAGTAGGAGTTGGAGTTTCAGTATTTGTTGGAGTAGGGGTTGGAGGAACTTCAAATTGAATTTGAGTTGCCAAAATCGATATTGGAAAATCATTTGGTGAAATATTTCCAACAAATAGTTCTGCAGTTTTATTAAGTGAATCATAAGCTAATGATGGGTTTGTTACAATTGCTTGACCAACAACTTGATTTGGTAACATTATAACATTTGCCGTTACATCAATTGTTCCTCCACCAACAAGTCCCAATCTAACAGTTAAAGGAATTGTTACATTGTAATTAATAGCGAAGTTAGAGTTTACGGTAAAAGTTGTAACCACAGAACCGCTAGATATTTCGGTTGAAATTGTGTACTCAATTTCAGGGTCAACAAACATTAGATATTCATTTTCACCAACCTCAATATACTCATCGTTTTCAGTAATTATAGGATTAATTAATTGTTGTATTGTTGTAGTTGTAGTTGTTGTAGGATTAAATGTAGTTGTAGTTGTTGTAGGATTAAATGTAGTTGTGGTTGTTGTAAAATTTGGGGTAGGTGTTGGTGGTGGACAAGTTGGACAACTTGGACATGGTGAAGTAGTGGTGGTTGTTGTAAAAGGCCCGTTTATACAACAAGGGAACTCTGATACATAACAACTATCGTATGGTAAATCATCGGCAATGAAAGATTCTTGTATGTTGATGTAAAGTTTTTCTCTTATAGGTAAAATTAATACCCCATCATCATTTCTTAACATGAATTGACCTTCATATCGACCAACTTTATTAGTATCTCTATTTTGAAACTGATAATAAATGTAATATTCTGGTTCTGCGTTTGGGTCTATAAAAGTTTTCTCCACAAACCCTGCAGGTCTTGATGTTACTTTTGGAATACCTGTTGCAGTATCAACCATAGAAAAGAATATTGCAGACAATTCTATGGTCTTCATAAAATTATCGAAATCACTTCTACCGTCTTTAACTACTTGTAATTTTAATAAAGGAAGAGTAGCATTTTTTTTAATGAAAAATTCCATCCAATCTATTTTATTCTATAAATACTTTACTTGTATAAAATAAACAGATTAACTTTCTTTTCTTAATTTTCCATCATAGTGGTCAAATCGATTATGTTCAGTTGGTGTGAGTAATAATAATCCTGATGATAAATTCCCTTTTATTGTTTCTTGAAACATGTGACTCATCCAAGTTTGTTCAAATGGATGACCCCACTTTGTTTCCAAGAACATTTTTTTGTTACCTTCTTTTGAAACTATCTGAGGCCAATTACAATAATATACCTCTCCTAAAGCGTACGGAACATCTTTATGTATTTTAATCTTTGTAAAAACTGTGTTTGGAGCATCAGGGTCTAAACCTAATTGTGGTAATGTTGGTTTTTCAGTCCAATGAGTTTCCCTGAAATTTTGTGGTACGTTATACCAACTCCATTGAGTTGAGTTATTACCGAAAAATTCTGTGAAATTAAACTTTAAAAAATCTAATTCTTCTTTTTTAATAATTTCTAAAGATTTGTTAAACAAATTATTAACATATCTGTTAAAACCGTTTTTACAAGTTTCTCCAGGTTTTGGGTAAAAGAACATATCATCTTCAAAAAATAACATATATTCTAATTTTGTTTCATCAAAATGTTCTGCAATCCATTGTCTTCCACCACATATTCCTAAGTTATCCATTTTTATGTGGGTAAATCCGTAATCTTTACAAAGTTTTACATATTCAGGAGTTGTTGACAAATCAGTTGAGTTATCTAACAGGAATTTTTCTGTTTTATCTAAAAAGTCAGAATCATAATCTTCCATAGATTTAATTAAAGTCCTAAACTGATTTGGACTATTAAAAGTTAAAACGTATAAACCTACCCCCTCAATTTGATTTTGTTTTATTGAATTTATTTTTTTAAGAATGTCTTTAGCGTCTTGTTTTTTTTGACCTTGTGTTTTAGTCACTAAAGAATCATTTTTCAAGTCTTCAAAAAACTTACCCACTAAACCATTTCCTTCAATTTCGAAATAGTTTATTAAATTATGGTTTTTATATAACATTATTGAGAAGACAGATTCTTCAGTTCCCATATAACCTTTGGACAAAGTATCCTTCAATATAGAATAATATATTGTGTTAATCTCACTTATACTATCTTTAGGTCCTCCAAAAAAACCTCCTCTTGGAACTAATTTTACATCATTACCCGCCCATTCATTTATTTTAGGATAACTAAAACCATGGATTTCGTTATTTGCAATATATGGAAAACATACAAATGAAAATTTATTAATGTATTTGGTTAATTTGTCAAGTACTTTATCGTGTGTAAAATAACCTTGGTGAACGGTATTGGTAAGTCCCGCGTCAATCCAAAACATGTACTTAGAGTTGAACCTATCCAATAGTTTAGCATCGTGTAATAGAAAAACTTTTGACATTACCAACGGATTGTACATCTCTAACTGAGCTTGGGTAGAATCTTTTAACCATCCAGCCTGATTAAACCATTTAGGGTCTTTTCTTATTTTTTGAATTAGTGGGTAAAATTCGTTTGTTTTAAACCAAGACTGATTTCTAACAATGAATTGAGTATTTGATTTATCTCTATGATGCCAAACAAATGACTCTAATTCAGGTTCTCCAAAAATAATCATTTTATTTTCAACCTTAAGTAATTGAGAAAACTTATCTTTATAGTGGTCAAACGACCTAGACCAACCTTCCTTAAGGTTATTTCTACCTATATCCCATAACCCTGTTACAAGTGTAATTTCAGACATTATTTTTTATATTTACAAACCCAAACTACTTTGGAAAATTTATTTTGATTATAAAATTCTAATCCGTTCTCTTTGGATGCTTCGGAAATATCATCCTCAACAATCTCCAACCAATTCCATATCTTATTATTAATCTCCTTTTCAAATGTAGATTTATCCACACAATAGTCATGTGCCATTATAAAATCACCTTGTTTAATAAACTTAGACAATAAATTGAATTCTCCTATCTTCCATCCTCCATCACAAAGTACAATTGTAGTACCCTCTGAACGAATGAAATTTTTTATATCTTCAGGTACGTCTTTAAAGTCCCCAAAAATATCCTCGACCCTAACATCAATACCTTTTTTAACCATGTCACTATACCAAGGTCTCGCACTTATATCAAAAGTTAGGATTTTTGTATTCAATTCTAATTCTTCAGTGATTGTTTTTAAAAACATTGTAAACCCACCTAAAGCAGTACCTATCTCTAATATTCTTTTTGGTTTTACTTCTTTAATAAAATCATAAAAAACTTGATAAACATCATGGAATTGTTGAGCTGAGTGCCCATCAAAAGAAGACAAACTGTCGTTTGCCAATAAATTTGTTTTTTTTGTTATTCTTTGTTCTATAGTTTTCATAATAAAAATATAATTAAAATCTTATGTGTGTAACTCCTGTATTAGCAACAAACTTAAAAAAATTTCGTAACTCAAACATTTTTTTCCAGTCCATAACCATTTTAGCATCCACTGCTGACATACCAATCTCAACCCCCTCAGCGAATGCCCATATATCATTTTTAACCCCAAACTCATTTCGTTCTTTCCATTTTTGAACGAAGACTTTTAATTTTTGATTATTTTTAAAAACTAAAAATTGTTCATTTACTACTTGAGCGTTATCATAAAAATTAGTTTTTAATAAACCGTAAGGTTCTACTTTGTGTCTCCAAAAACACTTCTCAATGTCCCACTTACTACTACCTATTGAGTGAGGTCTTTCGTAGATAAAATCAAACTGTGATTTGTTCATCGAATTTAAAAAATCAACAAATTTATTTTCACTGTAACCATCATGAATATCCCAATCCGCATCAAAAAAAATAATAAACTCAAAATTTCTTTTTGAGCATTCCATAACAGGAATATATTTTAAATTATAGTTAAAGTAATTTTTTATTGTGGTAGTCTCTTTTTTATCAAAGTTGATAAAATCAACGTTTTCAATTTCAACAAAGGGACAATCGGTTACTATTATTATTTTATGACCTTTAGAAATCTTATTTAAATTTCTCGCAAAATTACAAGCACTTAAAAAATATTTTTTACCTATCGCAATTGTTGTAAAAACGTAACTCATAATTTATCCGCAATTTTTAATGTTTCGGGATTAGACGGACCGTTATCATGTACAATAATTGGGTTAAACCTTTCGATAAAAATTTTACCATTTTTTATCTGAACGTGTTTTTTAGAATTTAAAGTACTCATAAAAAATTCACAGTCAGAATCAATTATAATATCATCATTCAGTAAGAACTGAATTGTCCATTTACCTTGGTCATCAATTCCTGTATCATAAACATTATTAATAATACTTTTCATATGATTCAGTACTTTTTCAGTGTATCCGAAATAAGTTCCTGAGTTCAAATATCTGTATTCTGAGTTTATTTGTTTCTTATTATATAAATGGGTATACGAATTGGGTGGCCATAAACATTGTTCTGCACCCATAATAATTGAACAATTTTTTGATTTAAATTTTTCGATTATATTTTTTGGTGAAGAATAGAAATTTGTGTCTGTAGCGTCTAAGAAAAGTATAAATTCATATTTACCTAAAATATTTTGTTCTAAATACTCATACAATTTTACTATTTTATAAAAATATAGTTTATCGTAATAAGAATCACTATTACAAATACCATTGTATCTTACTACGTGTATATCTGAATTCTCAAAATAGTTTAAAGCATTCTTAACAAAAATAGGGGTATAATTTGAGGGGTAGTCAAATAATACTGTGATTAATGCAATGTTTTTCATAAATTACCGACTAATCTCTCACACCAACCTTTAGATACTGAGTGAGGCCAAACAACCCAATATTTAGGTTTTTCTTTAGCGTTAAACTCTCTCCATATTTTACAGTACTTGTCAGGGTCGGTCATCATTCTGTTTATTTCATTAATATCAGCATCTCTTCTGAAAATTGTTTCATCTTTTTCATCATGGAAAGCAACAACCCAAAAATCGTAATCTGTTTCAGGTACTTGACTAAAACTAACATCAATACAGTGTTTAAATATTGAAAGGAAACTATCTTCCCATTCTTCTTCTGTTTGGTAAATTGTTGGATTAGGGGGGTAGTTTTTATCTAAAGTGTATTGTTGTACGGCTCTTTTAGAAAATCTTAAACCTGAGTAAATCTCATAATCTTTTAAGGTTCTCTCAGTTCCGAAACCGTGGTTTCCGAAATCAATGGCGGTTTCTCCATCCATACCAAATAGTTGTCTATTCTTTTTATGAGAACTTTCATTTTTCTTAAACCACTCTTTATCGTCATCCCACTGTTTGGTTCTATTTTTTCTTGTGTATTCATGCCAAATAACAGTTCTATGTGGATGAAACAAATCATACCCGTGAGTAAATGCTCTTACCGCAATTGATATCTCTTCCCCATGAAAATAAAATTCAGGGTCGTGTTGTACTTCTTTAGCAAATTGTCCTAAAGTAAAACAGAAGTGTGCAGAATAAAATCTTGCGGGTACTGGTTCTGTTAATTGTTCCCATCCAGGGATTGTTTCAGGTAAGAAAAATACCGCTCCTTCGGGAATAAATCTATCAAAAGCCATTCTCCATGGTTCTTTAACTCTACCTTGAGGGTCGTTATCAGGGTCAAATGATGAAACAT